CAAGGACTTCTCCAGTTGACATGGGGAGCAATCAAATCTAAAAAATGATATATGTTATACTAACCAATATTGTTTTATACCTTATACTAAGGATATCACTAGTTCGTAAGTTTAGAACCAGTTATTCTATTTACTTAAAGGATGCTAATGGTAATAAACAAACTCTAGCGGATACTATTGCTTATCTTTTAGAACAGACGGAGTTGCAAGATAAAAAAATCTTATATCTTGCCAGAGAAGTAGAGAATCAATGGTTAGCGATAGAACAGATCAAGTTAGTTACAGGTGCCGATAAATACTGTACCGAAAAACCAACACCACAGATTATTAAAGATGCACGATCAAAACTCAATAGGTAAGGAAGAATCCGACGCCTCAAGATATCAAAGAGCATTAGACCTCTTTACTGAATCAGTTTACAAACCAGATCCCGACCTCCGTGGTTGTGCTCATAACCAAAACTGTTTTAATGAACTTATGGAGATCAGAGAACACGTTATAGAGTATCTCAAGACACTTAAGGAAGTCACTCATCACACAAATGCAGATGAAAGTGATGAAATAGAAACTGCGAAACTGATAGAAACAAAGGCTAAATGACCCTACTTGAAAAACAACTTTTAGTGGTTAGAAAGTTAAGAAAATCTTTACCTTCGGAGTCCAGTGCGTATTTTTACTTATCTCCTGTGTTAAATAGTAAAGTAATGATACGAAAAAAAGATACATGTGTGTTGAATCCCAAAGAAAAACAGCAAAAAGATTAATAAAAGTTGCAAAAAAGTTTCCGACCCTTTATACTAGAGAAGACGTACTCTACGCCAAACTTATTAAAAAAGCGAACAAAAAATCAAACAATGAAAATCTTTCTTGATACTGCCGTATTTGAAGACATTTTTAAATTTAATAAAACAGGTCTCATAGACGGTGTGACAACAAACCCATCACTAATACTCAAAAGTGGTGGAGATCCAGTAGAGACAATTAAAAAGATAGCGGGCGAGTTCCCATTCTTTGAATCCATATCAGCAGAGGTGGTTGCAGATAATCACATTGATATGATGGAACAGGCACAAGCGTTCAAAAACTTGAAGAACGTGACTATCAAAGTTCCATTGACAGTAGAAGGTCTAAAAGCGTGTAAATTACTTACAAGTGATGGATTTACTGTAAACGTAACACTATGTTTCTCACTTGCACAGGCAATTTTAGCAGCAAAAGCAGGAGCTACATATATTTCACCATTTGTAGGAAGAGTTGATGATAATTCATTCGATGGTCTAGGTCTAGTTGGAGATATTGCGAAACTATATAGAGAACAGCTATCAAGGACACAAGTTCTTGCTGCATCACTTAGGAATGTAAAGGATGTTGCAGATTGTTTCTCAGTAGGAGCAGACGTTGTTACCATGCCTCCTGCCATATTTGGTAAAATGTATAACCACATTCTAACCGATAAGGGATTGCAATTATTCCAAGACGATTGGAACTCAATTAAGAAAGACTAATGGCATTATCAGAACAAACATCAGAAAGTCTCAAGAAGGCAGAAGTCCATCTTCGTGACGCACTTGCTTTTGCAGCAAGAGTAGAAAAACCTTACGTTGTAAGAGAATTAGGTGGTATTATTGCACATCTAGACAATATTCAAGGTACGGAAACCTTATTTGATAAGATGTCTACAGCCATTGACAGAATGGAGAAGGAACAAGAGACGGATGAATGACTTAAGATATCGTGATGAACGTATGGCAATACGCCAACAAGCATTTCTTTCCTTAAAACAATTCAACACTCTCGAAAATGTCCGCCACCTGTACGAATTCTGCCACCTCTGGGTATCGCAAGGTAAAACCGATACCAGAGGAATCGAAGAAAGTTTTCTTAGATACAGAGAGAACTATAGCAATCCGTAAAGGTTCTATAGTCAGTGTACCCGAAGTTTTAGGTGGTAAACCACTAGAAGGTCGGGTTCTTTTTATAGGAGACACACCTAACAGGGGCTTAGATGGTAGAAAGTTATCTACATATTTTACAGTATGTTATAACGAAGAAACACTCGGAGGTCTATTAGTTTATGACCATGAGTGGCATAAAATAGAAGTAATTAGGTATTAACCATGTTTACAATATACGGAAAAAATGAATGCCCTATGTGTTTTAAGGTAAAAGTTGTACTTGAAATGATGGGTAAGGAATATGAATACAAAGAATTAGATAAGGATTTCACGGAACAGGAATTCAAATCTATGTTCCCCAATACTATCTCTGTACCACAAGTGGTAATGGATGGTAAAACACTTGGCAATGCCAATGAAACTTTGAAATATCTCAAAGAACATAGATTAATTTAACATGTTTTCCCCAAATATGGACATAAATAAAGGCGTAGAACTTATACTCAAAGGAGATAAAAAGAAGCCGCCAAAACAAACACCAAAGTTCTTCGATATCAAACTTTCCTTATTTGGCAGAGAGTTTAGACTATCGTTAGACATAAAAAAGAAAAAAAGTAATTAACCTTGGGAGGAATCCAATGGAAACAACAGTAACTCTTGTTATATTCAGTATGATGTGCTTTACATTTTTGATATTAGGTGGTATAATTGGATGGTTAGCCCAACAAAATAATTACATCAATTTACAGAATCAAGGTATGGCATTTAGTCATCCCGAAATGTATGATGAAAATGGGAATCTCATTCCCGATGAAATAGTAGCCGTGAGGTTTGAAAATGACAACAGCGAAGAAGACGACGACGAAGACTAGATCCACAAGTAGGAAAAAGACTTCTACTCGTAAAACTTCAACAAAACCAAGGACAGTAACAGTTAAAAAGAAAGAACTGCCTGCAAATCCTATGGTTCATGAACTTTTAGAAGCTGTCGATTCTGAAAGAGTAAAAGCAAGAAAGTTAGACATACTTCGTACTCACGGAGATGATTCTTTCAAAATGACTATGATATGGAATTTTGATGAGTCTGTGGTTTCTATGTTGCCAGAGGGTAATGTACCATATCAACCTGTAGAGAGTGATGTACAGGCAAGTGTGGACAAAGGACTTCCACAAAGGTCTACTATTCGCAATCAAGCCAAAAACTTTTACCGTTTTGTAAAAGGTGGTGATGATGCAATGAATAAGATCAAAAGAGAAAGTTTCTTTATCAATATACTTGAAACTTTACCTCCACCAGAGGCTGAGATTCTTGTTCTTGTGAAAGATAAAGCACTCAATACAAAATACAAAATCACTAAGGAATTAGTGGCAGAAGCATATCCAGAAATTACTTGGGGGAATAGATCTTAATGCTTAAAGTACTTCATGAAAAATGTGATCCAAAATTAGCACAGGATAAGAAATTGCCTTACACGGCATATCTTGTTGAGTATGTTGATAAGGAAAATGGAGAAGATAAAGTCTTCTATGATATAACATTATGCCAAAAACAGGTAGATATGTTCGATCATTACTACGATAAGTACAAACAGGGATTAAAGAGTTTCAAACAAACTGCTGGTCAAGTTAATCCAAAACAATGGAATCCAGAACCAGAAAAGAAACCACCATCAAAACCTGCTCAGAGGAAAAGAAAATGATTAATCCCATAAGCGTTGTCAAGAACACTCGAACAACTTACAATAGATTTCGAGGCGAGAATATAACCGAGGTTGAGGTTCAGTTCAAAGAAGAAGATCCAACTTGGATTCCAATTGATACCTTGTTATCCATAATGGAATGGGAACTAGAGGTGAATAATGGCTGAGGAAGGTAAAGTTCACATGAATAGAGAGGAGTATAAGAAACTTCTCAAAAAGTATAAAAAGACAAAGAAATATATGAAATCTAATCTGTTTCAAATTAAGATGATGGATGGCACCGAACAGTTTGTCACACAGTTGTTGAAAGAGGCAGAACAAGCAGAAAATGAATTATGAATTAATTGATAATTTTCTTGGGCCTGATGAGTTCAAGGAACTTCAAGATTTATTCTTGGGTTACAAAATCAGTTGGAACTGTTGTAATGGTGTAGTTCTGCCTGGTGATGGTGACTATCAATTTGTTCATGTTTTATATAATAACTATGCACCAGCGAGTCCTTTCTTCAGTAATTTGAGTCCAATATGGCAAAAGATAGATCCTGTATCTATAGTTAGAAGTAAGGCTAATCTAAATATGAAAACACCTACCCATGTGGAAAGTGCCTTTCATAGTGATGTTGACAATTGCATCACTGCCATATATTATGTAAATACGAACAACGGTTATACTGAGTTTGAAAGCAATGGTATGAAAGTTGAAAGTATTGAAAACAGAATTGTGATTTTCGATTCAAATGAAAAACACAGAGCTGTAACAACCACTGATACTGCCAGAAGGGTAGTAATTAATTTTAATTATTTTATTTGACATGGACAAGAACCACTTGAAACTTATCATTAAGAATTTGAAAACTGTTATTGAGGAGTTGGAAGCAGAAGTTTATTCTGATCCTACTGCTTATGTTAATGGCGGTGAACACCGTGTCACCTACGCCGATCAAGAAGAAATGTAATGGATGTAAAGTTAGTAACAGTTACACCTGACGCAGAGAAAACAATGGCACATATTGCCAGAGTTTCCAACCCTGCCAATCAGGACAATGAAAAGTTTGCTGGACTTCTGAAGTATTGTATCAAACATCAACACTGGTCAGTATTTGAACAATCTAGTATGACTCTTGAGATAGAGACAACTCGTGCCATTGCAGCACAGATACTCCGTCACAGGTC